TTAGCCTTAACTTTTTCAATTGCCTCCATCAATCCACCATCTTTAGCCATAGTTATTGTCTCCTTTTGAATACTTAAAGCACTTCCAGCCTTTGGAGTTATATCCAAAGTTTGTGGCTTTGCTTTTACTTTACTTGTTTTTGCCTTTGCTTTTACTTTACTTGTTTTTGCCATTCTTTTCAAATTTTTTGTCAAAATGGCATCTTTCTTCTTTTGTTTATCAACTGTTTTAATACCAGTTTTACCCGCTTGTATATTGGTAATCATTTTGGCTATACCCTTTAATGGGTCGTCAACTGAACCACCAGTTTTAAAACCTGGCAATTTCAATTGCTTTATTTTACCTGGATTGATTTTTTTAACTTGAGGAAACATTCTGTTGTTAGAATCTCTGCCTCTTCGGTACAAATCTTTATAAACTTGCTGTTGATCTGCCTGACCACTTGCAAGTCCTACATATTTGCTAAAGTCCTTTCTTCTATTGGACATTATCTCGTTCCTTTAAAACTTCCGCCACGACCTTTTATAACACCACCCATGTTCATCCGTCTTGGCAAAAAACCTTTTTTTATAAGTAATTTTCTTATTTGTTTTATAGATAATGGCTCAGTATCTATGCCTAGTAATTCATCAACACCTCTTTTTTCTCCAGTTTTTGCTATATCATCTGCAAGTTGCTCTTGTTGGTCTACTAAGTATGGTTTGGTCATTAGTAATACTCCATCTTTCTTCTATAGTTAGGTTCAAACTCTTCATCGTCTGGTGTGGTAATAAAACCACCTTGTCTAAATCTTAGTATAGCCTGAGTCATCGAATCTGCCAAGTCATCATGATCTCCATGTGGAAAACTTGCGCATTCCTCTACAACTTCCTCTGCAAAATTAGCATCGGGTCTATATACCATTCTACTCTCAAACACAGGTGCACAGGCGTTCATACGAGCAAACTTATCTGCACCCTTGCTAGGTGTAAAAGGTGTAACGGGCACACCCATTCTTCTTAACTCTTGAGTAAGCGGCGTACCACTTGCTTTCTGTTCTATAAGAATCATGTCAGGATCATATGCTTCGCACAATTCCTGTGCTTTAAGTTTAAGTTCTGGGAAATCCCATCTGCCTTTTTCAGCATCAAGCAAGATGATAGCATCTCCTTCTCCCTCGACAGGTGTAAATATGCCCCAAGTAGTAATAGCACTATAATCAGAACGCTCATTCTTCGTGAAAGCCGTGTCATACGATTGTATGATATAGGAACAGACAGGTGGCTCGCTACGATTCCAAACATTCCACCACTCTCTTTTTATTATCGCTCCTTCTTCCGCTGTCGGATTCTGCATATACTGAGCGTTCCATTTCCCCACGGGAATCGAAGCTTTGACGCCTTCTAGCTCTTCCTTGCTCCAATATTCTGGCCACAACACGCTGCCTGTGTCTGGAAATATGGCTGGAAATTCTACTACTTCCCATTTGTCTGCACCTCCTTGAGCTTGTTTTTGTAATACTCTTGCTGTTAAATCCTTAATACCCCATCTGGTCATCACTACAATAATTGAACCACCTGGCTGTAATCTTTGTCTTGGTCCAGATGTGTACCACTCATATATGCCATCTAATGCAGTAGGACTTAAAGCATCTTGTTCAGAAACAGGATCATCAATAATAAGTAAATCCGCACCTCTTCCCGCCAATGCACCTCCTACTCCAACAGCATAATACTCACCACCTTTGTTCGTTGACCACCTTCCAGATGCCTTTGCATCACTAGCCAATTTAACATCTGGAAATATATCTCTAAAGTCTTCACTATCAATTAAGTTTTTAACCTTTCTACCAAATCCAACCGCAAGTTCCGCTGTGTGTGTTGCTTGTATTATCTTTAAATCTGGTCGCCTTCCCATAAGCCACGAAGGAAACAAATAACTTGCAAATTCAGACTTTGTATGTCTTGGCGGCATATTAACAATTAAACGCTTTAACTTGCCATCTGCTACTTGCTGAAGTTTATCTGCGTAAATTTTATGATGCCTACCCTCAATAAAAGATGGCCATATACGCTTTACAAAGTCCATGTAAGTATCTTGACTTGATTTTTGCTTTTCTAATATGTCAAGACGCTCCAACATGGGCGCAATCTTAGACAACTCCTCATCACTTAAATATTCTGCAAAATCTAAATTCATTAGCCCGCTGCTAAGAAGTCATCTACCGCTTTAATTAATCCACCATTTTCCATGCCAATCACACCACCTTTTTTAGCAGAAACGACTGGTCTTGCAGCAACACCTGTCAACATTTCAAGTAATTTATTCAAATCACCTGTATCAAAAGTAACAGGTTGTATGCTTGATGATGCTGGTGCAAAAGGACTTGCAACAACAGTATCATCTACAATGGGTTGTAGGTTGCCTAATTGTCCACCCGTGCCACCAATAATATTAGGTGGTAAATCAGGCTTTGGGTCTACCTCTGGCTTTTTTGGTATTAAGGGTCTAATGATTGGAGTTGGATCGTCACCCCCTTCATCTATAAAAGCATTTGGATCTGTGCCAGTAACTAATCGCCCACTTGAATCTCTTATACCTATTACTCTTCCTCTATTATTTCTTACAAGTTGACTTTCTGGTATTTCTTTAGAGGTAAAATCTCTTGTTTCTCCACTTTCATTAGCTATGTTTCTTTGCAATCTATTAGTAAATTCAGCCATATTTCTAGCTGGTGTTGCAGTAAACCCTCTAATCATCTCACCTAAACCTCTTGGCCTGCCTAACGCAATGTCTATTGCCATTTGCTCTCTTGGTACTGTCTCAAGAAAGTTTAGTGCCGTTGGTATTCCACTCAATATATTAGGATGATCGCCCTCACCAGTTCTTCTTTGACCCTCTGGAACATTATACAATCTTTCAATGTCTCTCATACGCTTGTCACTAAACGGCAAACCTACTTTTTCTTCATAGTCTTCAGGTAAGGTTGTTGTTGTGGTCGTGGCTGTTTGTGTTGTGCCATCTTGAAGATTTCTTTCCATTAAAGGATTTGGATTAAATGGATCACCTTTAAACATTGAAAAATCACCACGTTTAGTTGCTTCATATAAGGGATTTCCAGGTGTTGTTGCTGCAATCAAATCATCTAAAGACATATTTCTAGGTAATGTATAATCACGATCACGCCAATTTTGTGCAATCTCACCTTCACGCAATAATTGATCTCTTAGTGCATTTTTTTCTCTTTGATCAACTATGCTTAATGCAGTATCAAAATCATCTCCAACTCTACTATCCTCAAAGCCCCTTGATCTTTCACCACGATCACGCCAATCTTGTTCAAAGTTAGCTAAATCATCATCAAAGGTAACTGGACCTAAATTCAAACCTTGTTGTGCTAATTGATTTTGCTGTAATGCCTTTTCTGTATCTGATAAAGGTGTTTTAGTTTGCCGTATGGTATTGGCAACCGCATCACGCAATACTTCTATTTCTGACTTTGGCTTGGTTACATTAAATCTCGAGGTTACAGCTGGAAGACCCGCCATCGCTGGACTGCCTATCTTTGGAGTAGCCTCTATGTTTAAAAAATCTGTTGGTTTAGTTAATAAACTTTTTCCTAAATCTAAATTACCTAATATATCTTCAACTTTACGATCATCATCTATATTAACTGTGTTTAAAATAGCTTTCTGAACAGATGGCGCTACATTTCTTATGCCAGCCTCATACTTCGCTTGTATGTTCATAATATTTTGCATATCGTCAATGTTGAGCTTATCCCCAGCTTTTTTGCCAGTTAAACTCTCAAACTCAGCTAATCTGTTTTTGTTATCATCTGATGGATTAAATTCGTTAAAATAACTACTAACTGTTAAACCATCATCTCCAGCACCTCTTATCTTTGACCTAAAATCTCTTGCAATTCCTCTCATGGCTAAAGGCACATTTTTAAACCTTGCAAATCTCTCGCCTCTTAAATCTGGCACAACACCTGCTGAAAACCCACCTCTAGATTCTAAACCAACATTTACGCCTCGCCTATCAACAACAGCAGGATCATCGGAAAACATACTTGTGTCTGTACCCGTAAAAACATCTGGTAAAGCGGCAACTTCCTGCGATATGTCCACAGGTGTGCCTATAATCTGCTCATCATTTCCAGAA